TACATCACATTTATCTGTTATCAGTTGAATAGAATCCACTACCTTTGAAGCTTACGCCTACACTTGAATAGACCTTATGCATAGGCGAATGGCAGAATGGACACTCAAGGTCATGAGGCTCGGTGAGGCTAAGCCACTCCTCTATGCGTGCATTAGACTCGCACTTTTCATTGTCACACTCGAACTCATAAGTTGGCATCGGGATCACTCTCACATATTCTGCAAGTCTCTGTGAACGCCCACGCGCCACACATCTTACACCTCATAGGCTCAAGTGTATCGCGATCACCCTGTAAATCCCCGTAACCTGCGCGAAGCAATAGACCGACCAGATCACCTAATCGCATAAAGGCCAGATAGTCCTGAGGACGACCTTCTCCTTGACCATTTAAGCGACACACCACGAGAGGCAAGTCATGGGACTTGTCTGTTCTCTTAGTGACCTGATCGATCCATGCCTTAGGCTGGAACGCCGATCTAGCCTTAACCTCCATGTCGAACGGGACATGTGTTATATCTTTTCCAGCCCCTCGACCGATATCCGCGTGATGCCACCAAGCCGAAAGGTACTTGGCGACTACACGTTCAGTCGAGAATCCTCGGTATTTACGGCTTTGTGAGGCCATTGACCGCGTGACATTTCTCGCATGACCATGACTTATTTACTAAGTTCACCTTGATGTCTTTGTAAGGGATTGAATCATTACATAGACAGCATCGAGTGGTAAATGTGAACTCCTCTAAGATTGCGATCACTTCTTTAGATCGGTGAATCTCATCCTCTGTTGGAAATGACTCCCACTCACCATCTTGATTCTGAAATTGTAAGCGTCCCATTACTTTAATTCCTTTTCAATAGCCTGAATAGTTTCGCATGGATAAGCGTTATTGCATAAACAACCGGAACCATCGGGATAATTTATCAAATCTGGCTTATGCAATTCCATTAGTACGCGTAAAGCTAGTTCGTGTACGCCTGAGCAACAACTAAAACTATCTATCTTTGCCAACAATTCATCATGTGTCATTAGACTCTCGCCTTCTGTCGTTGCCATGCGCCTTCTTTGTTGATCTCATACCAAATGACATCTTCACCCTTAGGGCATCGAGTCAGCTCACCTGTTACCCATGCAGAACACTTGAAATGTCCCCATTGCTTACCTGCGCCTGATTGCCCAGTTTTCCAAATCATGTCGCCATGAGGACATCTCGGAATATCCTTCTCTGTTTGGCCTCCAATAATCTCTTTCACCGTCGATACAGCTTCCCCCATTGTGGGCGGCATAGTCGCTGGCTTGATTGTCCAAGGGTCGTCCTCCTTTACTACGGGAATGTACTCACCCGATGTCTGTGCCATCTTGGCCTTTACTTCCTGAATTGTTGCATCTTTAGCCTTCACTCGGTTCACCTTCTCAGCTTCTTCGCGACTGATCGCATTCTTTTCTGTGCCTATATTGGCATTCTTGGCAGCGATCCCAATCGCGGACGTCTCGCAATTCTCAAGCGCAAAATCTTTATTTACGCCACGATCGGCTGTGATCTCTCTTGCGTAGCCTGTCGAGAATGGTCGCTGGTCTTCATCATCACGATAAAACTCTGCCTTAAATACTACTCGGCTAGGATCTTCAGAAATCAAAGTCGTAATGATTCTGCCCATTGGATACATCTCTCGAAATAGTTTAATCCGTTCGCTCACGGTGGTGTATTCCGATAAATTAAACATAAAGCTCATCCTCCTGTGTGTGAATTGTGCCCATTATGGCGCCGTAGGCGCAGAGATCGACATAAGTATCGACCTTAGGACTTTCCATTGACCTTGCGAGCTTGACCAGTACCATGATTCCTGCAACCTGATAGTCCATGATCGGCACTTCGAGGTATGCGCTAAGTAATCGTGCTGTTCGTTGCATATTGTCCGTCGGATGTCCGTATTCCAAACCACGATCTTGAATTGTTGCTTTTGCTTCTGTGAGGAAATCACCTGCGTTCACACTTTTACCCTTTCCTTTGATGCGTAGTACTCACGGACAGCTTTTCGTCCTTTGAGATAACCAACGCGGATGCCGACCATTCGGCCTAAGTGGAACCATAATGCAGATATGACAATAATTGCCACTGCGTCCTGTAATGTTGAATCAAACATTTTAAGCCCTTCTATAGACGCCCTTCGTCTATGGCTTAACTATGACAGATCGCTAGGCGTGGTCAAGGCTATTTAGATAACGAAATGGTAACGATTCTGCATCGTCTATGTGGTCATCAATCGACCGCTTGAGCTCGTTATCGAGATCGTCCATAGCGACGCCCATGGACTACAAATGTTCCATCCTTTTCAAGGTTAATAATGCTCACCTGACTACCCTTGGCGTCTTCTTCAACGATTATGAACGCCTGCTGCCAATTCATTTGGCCTCGCGTATAGGTCGCTAACCGCGTTTCCATGAGGTGTCCGCCTTCATACCCTCTTATAATACGGCTGATCTTACCCCCGGATGACTCAGAAAATTGTGAGAAACCAGCGCGATGCGTATGCCCACAGATGGTCGAAATACCCGCCCTGCGGGCGCTCTCAAGGGCTGTGAGCCCGGGTGTAGGCTTTACACTACCCTCGTCCCCATGGACGGCTATAAGCCCCTTAGCGACCGCGTACGGCTTCTTGTGGTAGGTAATGCCTAATTCGTCTAGTTTCATGAACTTTTCAAACTTTAATTCAGGCAAAGACATAAAGGCAGGGATCTTATTCATGATCACATTAAAGAGGCGATCAGTATGATTTGACCTGATCATGTGCTGTTCCTTGGCATATTCACCAAGCCGCCATAGGATATCGACGGTCATATCGCGGTTCTCAGCTAGGGTTTGTTCGTACCATCCCGGCTTCCCCTCACTCCAACGTCCGATTTCTGTGAAGTCTGCTTCATCTCCGAGAGTAAGGACGCTATCCGGGCGGTACGCCTTAATAAAAGAGATAACATTATTGACGCTTACCGGATCGTGTAGAGGGATTTGAAGATCGGGCACTACTACTGTTCGGCGCATGGCCATGTTTAGTCCTCATCGTCATCTTCATAAGGTAGGCGATCCACTCGGTCGGGGATCGATGGCAGGATCCAGTCGGGATATGAGTCTCGGTCTAGTAATAGCCAAAAAGCCATATCCTCATTAAAGCCAGCTTTTCTCAAGGATTTGTAGTACTCATTGAGAGAGATGCAGTAAGCATCAAGCGCGTTATATGTGTCGAGATCGATCACTCTTTTTCTTGCCATGTCAAAAATTATCTATCAAGTAAGATGTTATAGATTTCATCGACACGCGCATGAAGGCGTTTAATTTCTGCAAGCAGATGAGTAATGACGAAACCGGCAAGGCCGCCCACTACAGCGAGGCTGGCAAAATAGAGCGTGAAGAAATCTGATTGTGTCACTTTTTAGGGCTCGCGTATCCGAAGACGCCAGCAACGATCGAGCCTAGAATAGCGCGATAGTCTAGGGCGAAGTTAGAGGTAGTACCCCAAACAGCCAAGAAAGCACCGATTGAGATAACGATTGGATGTTTCATATTCATGCTGTGCCTCCTAGTAACGGGATATTAAAGAACGAACCATCTGTATCACCTTGCTTAGTGAAAGAGATGTGGCAATGCTTGTTATGCGGATTGCTTCCACGATACTTTCGCCAGCGCCAGCCCATGCGAGACGATGCAATTCGTCCATCGAAAATGATGTAGGACACTCTGCGCTCACCGGATTTGGCCGCGAGTCGAAGCTGATCTGCAATATCGGGCATGAGGTCGGGCTTGCCTGACTTATGAACATCTCGATCGACATCGATGGCGCGAACCACCCCTGTCTTTGGATCAGGATTGTGGTCAGAAGGACGCGCTGAATGACGGAGATCGCCGATCCAGCCATCGGAACGCCGATCACGATCTGGGAAGGTGTCATCGAACTGTTCGCGTAACTGTTGCCCAGCTTTACAGAGTACGGGCTTCATGTTGCTCATTAGCGCACTCCCATTGTTTGAGATCGTTTAACGATAATTCTTCATGACCGCAATCAGGCATTGGCGCTATAAAAGCGTCATCTATTGGATCGTATAAATATCCCGGTGCTGCATAGTTATAACGGATATTGCCGTTATAGCTTGTCCGCTTACAGGCCTGTCCTCTAAAATTGGCATACCAAATTTCAGGATCTAACCCTTCAATCAATTCTGTTTCGTCAATGCCGACAATAACCTCTGTCACAATGTTGGACTCGTCTAAGAATGCGTAGTGTGCCATTAGCTGAATGTCACCGATCCCGTTCCTGCCGTGAATGTAAAAATCTTGAATCCGCCTGAGGTGGTATTTGTAGAAGTAAGACCAGCACCGACTGAAAGATTCTTTGAGTCAGGGAATTTGAGAATTACAATTCCTGAACCACCTGAACCACCGACGAAGGTACCAACAGCGTTGAGATTGCCTGCTCCTCCACCGCCGCCACCGCGATTGGCTGTACCGTTTCCGGGTGCAGTTCTACCTGATCCGCCGTTATTGGTATCGCCTTTACCGCCTACGCCTCCGCCACCTGCTCCGGCTGCGCCATTGTTTAGGTAGTAAGTACCTCCACCGCCACCGCCTGCATAGGTAACAGACGAACCGCTGATTGATGATGCTAATCCAGCGCCACCAGCTCCAGAAGATGCGCCCGAGCCCGTACCTGTTCCGTTAGACCCAACAGCGTTTTTACCACCACCGCCGCCGTTGTTTTCTCCACCACCGCCGCCTGCAGTACCTCCTGCATTACCTTGTCCTGTTGTGCCATTAGAGAAAGCGTTATACGGATCGGCACCACCGCCGCCTGAACCGCCGGTGCTAGAAACTCCACCTGTTCTTGATGAGGCACCACCACCGCCGCCTGTTGATGTAATTAAATCAAAGACGCTGTTTGATCCTTGCAATCCTCTTGATGTTGAAGTGTTAGAAGCCGCGCCGCCTGCGCCGCCTGCGCCAATAGTTACTGTATAAACACCATTAGACATTGATTGCGTTGCTGTAAGCATACCGCCAGCACCGCCACCGGCAGATGCGCCATTGACATCGCTACCGCCTCCACCGCCACCTGCGACAACTAAATATTCGACGTTGAATGCAGGGGCTGGGGTATTGAGAAGTCCTACAACATTGTTAAGCATTACGCAATGGCTCCGACGACCGCCCATAAATTTGCGGCTATTTTGATGCAGGCTGCTGATCCAAAACTTGCAAGGGTTGGTGAAGCGGCTACGGCGCCACGACTCTGAACGGTCGTAGTGCCGGGAGTAACGGCCTTGATTGTGACCAATCCAGCGCCTTCGTTATAGACAGTAATCACCGTGCCTATTGCAAAGGCTACTGAAGCATCTGTAGGAATGAGAACGTCTCTAGCTGAACCGCTATTGACCACAATCAATTCCTGATATTGATCATTTAGCACGAAAGTGTAATTGGCAGTCTTATCGGCGCCAATGGTAAAGGCTACGAGGCCGTTATAGTCTGCCGCCGTAAAGATGTCGCCTGTTGATGCTGGAAAGCCTACTGCCATGATTCTTCTCCTAGTATCCCATAATGGATTGTCCGATTATACCGTAAGTCGATGATCCTATGATGAATCCTTCTACTATAGGCTCAAGTGTTGTTACAGTGCATTTCATACTATTTGGGGTGATGTCCCATGCTAAGCCCTGAACCTGCAGAGTCTTGACGATTGTGCTTGAATCAGGCTGAACGTTTGTGATCTTCACATTGTCAAAATAATCGAGGCCGATCATCGTGTCTGTTGGGACAGCCGCATCGAGAAGATCGACAGTCATGGCATCGATTCTGATAGATGTCTCAGCCCTAGTTGCCACATATATCCGAGCAATATCTAGGACTTGAGCATCGGTCTCAGGGATCATCTCTGTCAGAGTAGCGCCATGTGGGAAGTATTTAGCAGAGGATGTGGCATCTGTAGCAACCTGCGCTGAACCACCGATGCGTGTCATGCTCGCTTGGTTAATGATGAGCTTGTCATCAAAGGCATAACGAAGGTCAGAATATGGAATTCCAGTGGTTTGATTGAACTCAATCGGTGTAGCTCCTAGAGAAGCCACTACATCGTTTCTATCCTTGAATTCAGCCGTGCCATCGGTGCGGATAAAGAAAGCCCCTTGCTCGGCGAACTCGGCCGTCTTAAGGGCTGCTAGGGCTGTTCTAGCCGTACCCGGA